TTGCTGTTGGTAGACGGTGCCGGGGCGGCGGGTCCACGCGCCCTGGGTCAGCGGGATGGCGTTCTTGCAAACCTGCAGCCCGTTTTTGTACTTGGCGATGTCCTGCCGGCCAAGCAAAAGAGGGCTGAGTTCGCCCGCGTTACAGGTATTCTGAATCAGGCTGGCACGGGCCATGTCAGTACCTAGCTGCCAGCCACGGGTCTTCCGGGAACTCCTGCGCTGCCTTCTCTATAGCCCCGCAACGGCGGGCTTCTGCGATGTCGGCCTTGTAGTCTTCTTTAACGCTTTCCTTGTCCGAAGTGCTGTCCGTGATTTCCTTGGCGCACTCCAGCGCCAGGCGGCCAGCAAAGGCTTCCACGAACAACGGGTCGTAGTAGTTCGGATCTTCAATGCGGGCGATGTATTTGATCTCCAGCGGGGCCGCATCTGTGCTGAGAATGTGAATACCTTCAATCTTCCAATCGACTGCGGCGCCCGACTCGTTATCCCGCAACAGGCGGATGAAGTCGTTGGGCAGGCTGTAACGATTGTAGTCGCCCCACACCGGGTCGTCGCCATCGGCGGCGATTGAATCGCGTTTGATGGCAAAGGACCAGTCGTAGCGGCGCAGTTCTGCGTCACGGACACGTTCAAACGCCGCGTTCATGGAACGGGCGTTCGGGGTGTCCTGGTCCAAGCTGGAGATGCGCTTCGCACCCAGCTTTTGCAAGGCGCGGTTCGCAATGGCGACGTTTGAGATAGCCATGTTATGCTGTCACCGCCTGTAATTGACTTGCGCTTAGTTGGGTCGAATAAATACGGACGTTACGGATGGTGCCGCCCCACTGCTGCCCCCCACTTGCAGGATTACAGCCAATTCCTACAGCAGTTGAGCCGTAGCTTCCATCGTATGCCAATGGCGCTGTTGCGGTTAGCCCATCACCAGTGCAAACCTGTCCAATCGCACCCCACGAAGATGCACGTTTTCTTACTCCGGTGGCGGTGCTTGCCAAGCTGGGCTTGGCTTGATTGTTAGTTCCGTCAGATTGGCTCAACGTAGTCGCAGGAATAGTAAACGTGTTTTCCATTGGAGATACTTGAAGCCCGCCGCCAAATCCCACAGCCATACATGCAAGTCCATCAGGCCCAGCAGTCCATGCGGTAGAAACTTCTGCATACAGAGTGCCAGTTGCTTCCGTCGTATTGCCAATGAAAGGATATGTCAGCACATCAGCGTTTCTGGTGACTGCTGCCGTGGTAGTTGGGATATAGCTATACAGCACAGTTGAAACAGAAGCTTCTAGTTGAGCGCCCCAAGCGTAAATTGCATCAGTTCCGTTTCCTGTGTAGCCGGGAGGTGGTGCAGATGAACCGTTTCCATGACCAATACGAACAGCACCAGCGCCAGCAGCTACGCTAGTGGTTCCGGTTACTCTGACCCGATACCACCCGCTCGGATAAGCGGTAACAGACGCGGAAACTGAGGTCATTAAGCCTACAGCCGCGCTTGTTACTACCTCGCCAGATGAATTCAAAATAACGTAGGCTTGGTCTACACCAGCGTTCGTATAAAACTGCAAGAATACGTTTCTTGTGCCGGATGCCCACTTAACAAAAGCGGAGTATGTATAAACAGTTGATGTCGCAAAAGTTAATCCGGCCTGCTCTATGTAGTGGCCGCTTGTTCCACTATCGTCCGTCAGCTTATCGGCGGTTGTAGCGCCGTCCGGTGCGGCTGTGTTATTTGCTGCCAACACCATACCCGTAGGAGCCGCCCAAGTCGTGCCAAGCACCTCACTCTGCAAGCACAGATTCGTCCGCGCTGGCTCCGCGAGATAGCCGCGTATGGTAGCATCGCTAATAGGCGAACCAGTGGCCTCAGTCACTACGTTAGAAGCGACTGTATTTCCATTCGTCGTGGCGAAGTATTTAACACCGTCTACCATTGCACCGTGAAATGGGCTGGATAGAACACCCACGCTGACGTATTCGCCGGGAGTCTGGATGGATTGGCCGGTTACGTTTTCAAACTGAATATTGTTCGCCGCAGCAACAGTGCAAGTTGCAATAATTGTGCCGCCGACAGTAATAGTCAGCGTCTTACTTGTTCTGCTGGATGCGTTTGCGGTCAGCGTTCCGGTCGAACCTGTGGCCGTTCCAGTAAAGGTAATCAGGCTCGTTCCCGTAGCTTCTGCGCCCATGCTAAATACAAACGTGCCAACGCCGACCGTTATTGTCTTATTACCAGCAATAGCAATCGTCGTGCTTGGGGTAGGACACAGGTTATAGACCCGCCGCGCACCCTGAAACCTTACCTCGCCACTCAAGCAGTTGCGTAATACATCTTCATGGTCGGTAACGGTTGCTACTGTCGCTCTTGTGAACGTGGCCGAGCCGGCGCCTCGCCCAAATACTACGGTGTCTGTAAGGGGTGCGAAGAACGTAAGGCCAGAAGTCAAGAGCGTATCTAACGCGCTCCCGACGTTGTTCGCCATCAAACGACGACGGCGGTCCATCGCTTAATCCGGACTCTTGCGGAGCCGGAGCGTGATGTCGTACGTTGCGCCGGAAACAGCACCCGCGGTGGTCAGCAGGATGTCCCGCTCGCCGGTAGCGGTGCGGGGGTCAGACAGCCCGCGCTTGGCGTAGGCAAAAGAATCGCCGCGGAAGTCGTCATAGCCGGAACCACTCAGCGCCAGGGCGACCACCGGGGAAGTCGTTCCCCACAGGACGCGCACGGAACTGAAGCCCTGGATATTCCAGCGGACTTCTTCAATGTCCAAAGACGCCGGGGCGCCGCCGTCTTCCGCCGTCAGGGTCGAAATGTCAACCTTGACCACCACGCTCTCGCCGGTGGCGTCAGAGATATTGGTCAGGTGGACGTTAATCCGTTCCGGTGACTCGGTGACAACGCGCGTGGTGACTGCATCAGCCATGTTGGCTCCTTACGACGCAGCCGTTACGGGCCACAGTTTTGCGGTCGAAATACGATCGTGAACGATTTTCAGCTGGGCCAGCAAACGCTGCTTGCCTTCCATGCCGACAAATACCGTGTCATCCCAGTTGAATTGGCAAACACTGGCGTTGTCCAGCGTGCCGCCGGTAACGTCAAACGTAACATCGTTGCCGTTGACGTGCGGGCCGTTGGTGCCGGTGACTTGAACAGAGGCTACTGCCATGTGCTTCTCCCGAAAAAGGAACCCCGAGGGCCGAAGCCCCCGAGGTCAGTCGCCGTTATTCCGGCAGAACGTAGTCCACTTCCATCAGGTGCGCAATACCTGCACCCAGTGCCGTCACAACCGTCAAGGCGATGTCAAACTCAACATCAGCCGTGGCGCCGGCGGTGCCGACGGCCGTCACATAGGCGGTTGCCAGGTCGTTTGAACGCTCCAGGGCGGTCTGCGTCACGTCGATCTGCGTGCGATCTTTTTCAGCGGACATCACATACAGCGTGGCGAACACGTCGTCATCAATGGCGATGCCGTCGGTGCGATACAGGCCGCATTTGACTGCGCCCGAGGTCGTGGTGGCGCCGGTCAGGAAGATGCCGGTGATACGCGCGCGCGCCGGAAGGCGAACGAACGTGTACCACTGACCAGCGGTGCCGCCGGTGAACGACGCAGCAGCCAGATAGCCTTGCGCCGTGCGGTGGATGCCGCCCTTTTCCAGCTGGTTGGTCTTGACCGCCGGGCTTGCCGACTGGTCGGTAACAACTTGCGAGCTTGATACGAGTGCCATGTCAGCTTCTCCTTAGATCTGGTCGTCGCACTGGATGCGGATTTGCTTGCCCAGTTGCGTGCGGGTTGCGCCGAGGGTCATGGCGAGGTAGACCTGGGTTGCGTAACCCTTGTCTGCGCGCGGGCCAATCTCAGCCCGAACTTCGTCCCACATGCCCAGATGCATACCTGACTTGAGCCACAGCGGGATCAGGCGGTTGCCGGAGGTAATGGTCAGGCGCTCAGTGATGATGAAGTCCACACCCATGAACCGCTTGACTTTGCCGTCCACCAGAACTGCGCTGTTACCGTAGTCCTTGTTGACGACTTGCATTTCCTTCAGCAGCGCATCGTGCTCGTAGCTGGAGATGGCGCCGTAGACGGACTCGTTTAGTTCGCCCTTGTTCGCCAGCATCAGCTTCTGAATGGCCGACTGCAGCTTGGCCACGTTCAGCGCCGAAGCGGTGCCGCCCGTGTTGACGCCCACGTCGTAGGTGCCGGAACCCAGCGTGCCGAACGACTCAGAGGTCGTGCCCCT